TTGCTTCATCAGTGGGGCTTCAGGGCTGATAACTAAAACTAAATCTGCTTTCATAATCGTGTATATTGTGGTAGCCATAAGGCTACCGGATTAGAACTCAACCAATATCAATCTTTCTAAAGAACCTGATGCTTTCACCCACATATGATTATGTCCGAAACCATAATCGAAAAACAGTTTAAAATAAGGGTATCTTACTATTAAAGAGTTCATACAGCCTCTTAACTCGTCTTCTGACATACAAGAAGTTATTTCATTGATAATTTGAACGAAAAGGTGTAAAACTTCTGGTTCATTATTCAATAACGGTTTTTCTATAACTGCTTTTAAAAATATATTTTCTTTCATATCCTTCTATATTGCGCAGGGCTTTCGCCATGCCGATTTATGTTAATGCGTTTTATCCTCATGTAATAACTCGCAGTAAACTGGTGTTGTGGCATCTGTGTGCTTATTGGCTATAAGAACCTCATTACTATCCCAGTTAATATATACCTGTGTAGCAAATGCACCGAAAAACTGAATTTCTTTCGTGCCAAACAATACCACCGCGTCATCATTTACATTTGCAAGTGCTGCAATTAATTCTTTCTTAGTCATATCCTTCTATATTGCGCAGGGCTTTCGCCCTGCTGGTTAAACTCAGTTTATTTCGTAATAAGGTTGCTCGCCTCTAATAACTCTCTTTGCATCTGCAATGCTATCATACAGCTTTGATTCGTCATTATCTATGATTACAAATTCTTGATGAAAGCCATCTTCAAACACTGTTATTATGTGGCCTTTGTAACTTACTTCTCTGATGATATTCTTTGTTGTCATAATCGTATATCTTTTAATTGTTATTACTTCTTGTTTGATGATGCAAAAATAGTATTATTTATAATACAAAATACTATTTACACGTTAATAAATCATAAATTACAGTATTATTTATAATACATACTAATAAATAAGTATTTTTGCATCATGGAAGCAAAAGGAGTAATACACTTAGAAATTAAGGCTACCGGATTGCATAGGTATTTCGGTTCGCCATCGGCTATGTATGACAACTATACAAGCCAAGAATTAGGAATAGCTCGACAATCACTGCTGAATTATTGGCAGAAAACAGAAGAGCCCTATGAAAATGCTATTTGTATTATTAGAAGGGGAGAATTAGAACGAAAAACTAAATTAAAAAAGGAGGTATAATATGGGATTATTTAGTGAAGAATTTGAAAAAGAAGAAAGAGATTTTTTAAAACAAACTAATGGAAAAATTTCTCTTGAAGAGATTGCGCATATTCGTAAAAAATACGAGCATAATTTCAATTCAAATAGAGATAATTTTAACAAGTTTAAAAAGGAGGTTATGAAAAAGATAAAGCCGGAGCAATAAACTCCAGCTTCAATTGATTAGCCCTTTGAATCTTAACCGATTTACGATTTTGGTGTAAAGATACTCTATATCCCCGCTGAAATCCCCATAATTCTGATACAGAAACACGACATCAGCGCAGTTGTCGGAAATTGTACTCTTGGACTGAACCCCAAGTACCCTTGACATCTCTTCGCGTAACCCAGCTGTCATTTTCCCACCGGCAAGCGAACTTGGAGAAAACAGGTACAGGATAATGAAAATGAACTTTTTCCGCTGGGTAACACTGTCAATATTCGGTGGACATCCTCTCTCATTCAGTAGCTCAACAAATATTTTATAGATATCCCTAATAAGGCTTTTATCTCTCAAAATCGGTGAAGCTAAGGTATTTTCTTCTTCTGAAAGTTCTGATTTCTCAATTCTAATTTTTTTAAGACGAATTATTTTGTTAAAATCCAGTGCCATAACACGATTATTTTAAAAGTAAATAGTATATTTGCATCATAATCGTGTAAGAAAGAGCTGATTCATGGTCGTGCGTGGGTTGGCTCTTTTTCATTCATGCTGACGAATGGTTTCTTTTCCAAATCATAGCAGGTGATATATACCCGTTTTCCATTGACATCACATAGAGCAAGGGCATATCCTTTCTCTAGTATTTTAACCAGCTGATTATCGCAATAGACAGTACTTCCAACCGGAACTCTTATAAAATGACGTACTATCATTTGATTATCTTTAGCTTGTTGTACCAGTGTGAAGCGAAAGGAAACCACCCGATTAGGAATGACTCCCCGAAAATAGTTACTTTATATAGTTTGCTCATGGATTTTTCTTTTCAAGTATTTCAACACATTTTTTTTATCCCATAATCGAAACCCTGTTTATAGCCTTTAGCATATTCTCCGATGGTATATACCGCCATTGACAGAAAAAATAGAAGGATACCTACAGGCTTATACCAACCGAGAAGCGAGATGGAAAACGGTTTAAATGTAATTATTAGATCTCCAACCCATAATAGGGCGATAATACATATGATTGTAAATATAATTATTTTCATAATCAATATCTTTTTCCGTTCAACTTAGGTCTTAGTTCATTGTATCTCATCTTCTGCTCCACATGCCATATAAGGTCTATGTTCATATGCTTGGCAAGCCCGAAGATAGCCAATATCATACTATTTAATTGATTTTCTAATAGACTGTCATATTCATACTCACACCTGATGGGAATTGTGGATATAGCGTATATACTCTCTGTAAAGGTTTCATCAGTGCAACTTCCCTCTGCATCGTACAACATATCTTCCGTAAAGTCCTCAATGTCTATCTTACGCAATCCGCACAAATCAAGCAAGCGAATAACGGCATCGCTTAGTTCGTCTGGAAGTGTATCTTTGATATATTTTTCAAAACAACATTTGAAATTGGCATCATCGTGCGGTTCTTCATTCTCATAAGAAGATTTAAAAGATTCTCTGTCGGCACGTTTCCCTTTCCTATCTGCTTCCACAGCTTCCATAAGCTCGGAAATGACAAGGCAAAGGCAGTGTTCGTTACTCAGTTCTTTATCATGTAAACCGTGATCACAAGCTGTCTTATAAGCACGGTCCCGCCATTTATTCAAATTAATATTATCCATAATCATATCAGTTTTAATGCTTCCTGTAATCCTGCTTCAAGTGCTTCCTCGTAGGTATCCCATCCCCCTCCGTCGTTTGTTCCTTTATAAGTAGAACTGGCTATATGAGTTCCATTGTCAGCTTTAGATATTTCGTATCCATAGCCACAAGCACAGTTATATACACATATATGAATGTTTTTGATTTCACGTAGCCACTTCTGGACGATGGATTGCATTGGACGAGAATAGTATGCTTTAGGTAAATTACTAGTTCGGATTATGATTTCCATTGTCAAGCCTTTATCGTTAATGATATATTTGCAATACTCATTAAAGCCTTTCTCTTTCAGCAGCTTCGCAGTCTCTAGTGTTACAAGTTCTTCGGTCATAGTTATTCCTCCTTCTCTATTTTTACTTTTCCGCGGTTAACAAAGCCATCACAGTTCATCAAAGCACAAAGACAGATGGCATATTCTTCCTTCTCCGACTTACTGCAAATGCGCAACAGTGAGCATTGGTTGCATGGGACATTTTCACTCACCATCTCATGCAACACTCCGTCTATTATTATTCCGTTCTTTATGTCCATAATTAATCTCCTTTCCACCTACCCTAGCAGCATATACATTGCTACTAGGCATAGGTAATAAATTGTTGTTTTACTCATTTCTAATTTATTTTTGAATTAAAAGGCACGCCTCCGAAGAAATCCAAACTGTCACATTTAAAACTTTATCATAGGAAATGAAGAACGTACCCAGATTATTACTATTTTTGCTTCGCCACATTTAAAACTTATTATTATGAAAATTAGCGAAATCATTAGTGCTATGTCTACTGCTATTATTCCGATAGTAGCAAAAGGCACACCAGAAAGCATGATTTTTGCAGCTGGGGTGCAACCATTATTATCGACAGCTATTGATTCTATTCTTCTTGACATATTCCAAAAAGGTGTCACAAAGAAAGAAACAATAAGGTTAGGTATATCTTACATGTCAGCTGTAAATCAAGTTAATGAAAATATGAAGAATAACATTCCATTTAGGCAAGATGATATGTTTGTCTCTTCTAATATGAATTATTCAGATGCTAGCGATGTGATAGAAGCTACCATAAATAGTATCATGCTTGATTCGGAACATAAAAAATCTGAATTTTATGGTTATTTTATTGCTAATTTAGGATTCTCTCCAGAAGTAGATTACACAAATGCTCTTTATATGCAAAATATTATTAAGCAACTATCTTTCAATCAACTATGTATTATTAGGTACTTTCAAAGTTGCGCTATTTTAGATTTGTCTAACTGTACCAAATACATTGAGAATTCAGGAGATATAAAATCAATGGAAATATATTTTGGAATTAAAGAGCTCATTCGTCTTAATCTACTCAAAAGGCATCCTCCTTATACCCTAGGAGTTGACATGCAGAACCATTCATTAAATGTTAACGGACAATTAATTTGTAAGATGTTGAGTTTGCATAAAATTGATATTGATAGCATAAACGCAGTTGATAATATTTTCAAAAAAATGGGTGTAAAAAAACTTTAGATTATATCCAAATATTCTAGGATACTATTTTCTGTGCAGGAGAATACAGTCCCATCCGGTGGACTAACAATATATTCTTCTGGATAAACTTTATCTTCATTTCAGTTCCGTTATACGTTAATTGGTAGTTTCATAAAACACATCCATATTGTTTTGCTCTGCCTTCCGGTAGTATGCCCAAATAAAGGTTTGAACGGGATAACAGACAAAACTTCCGCAGCTTTTATCTCACTCTCGTTCCATTTGAATACAAGCGTGCCGTTAGGCTTCAAGACGCGCATACACTCAGTAAATCCATCGTGTATGAGTGACTGCCAGTCTTTCGGTAGTTTCCCGTACTTCTTAGCCATCCATGAGGTTTCACCAAGTGTTTTCAGATGAGGTGGGTCAAATACTACCATGTAAAAAGAATTGTCCTCAAACGGCAAGTTGGTAAAATCGGCTATTATATCCGGTTTTATCTCTATGGTTCTGATTTTACCCCTGTCATTGGCTGTTACTATCTCCGATCTCTTATCAACGAATAAGGCAAGAGGATTATGTTTGTTAAACCAAAACATTCTACTGCCACAGCAGGCATCTAATATAAGTTTTCCATTTTCCATTAAGCTATTTCTTTTGATTTCTTCAATCTCAACTTTCTCAATACTTTACAAAGTGCTTCAGTATTTTTTCTCGCTTGTGTAACCTCCACCGCATTCCCGATAAATTTCTTTTGGTCAGCTTGTGTGCCTATTAAAACATAATCTTCAGGGAATCCCATAATCTTTTTGAGTTCCGGAATGCGAAGCATCCGCATTTTAATATCCACTATGCCATACAGTGCCATGAACTCCTTTATCTTCACGATCATAGGACTATCATTGTCGTAGATTTCAATCGCTAGCCGTCCACTTTCCGTTGCTACTAGATAGGGCGGCATCTTATCCATGCGGGCTATCAATGTAAAGCAAGGGCTATCAACAGAGCCGCCAGCACTGTTGAACTGTGGATTCATCAGATAGTGCCATTTCCTGTTTGCGGTAATGGTCTGGGAGGGTTCCTCTATACTACTACCTACATTTGAGAATGCAGTATTCATTATCCACGGCTGGCATATTACTAAGTTTTGTTTCGGTGTTGTGGTAACAGCGGGGCATGGTGAGTTTATATCAGACACCTGACCACCTCCAGAATATTGATTCATAAAAAATGGAGATACAAGGGAAAGTCTGTCTTTCGTCAGAAGTGTAGGACAAGGCTGATTAATATCCTTTCCTGTATCCTTAAAGTTATAAGAACACATAAATCGGCTTTCAATTAAAGCCATCCTGTCCTTCGTTGTGACCGTAGGTGCAGGAAGTCCCACCGAATGATTATGCCCGTTCCCATAGTAAGCCGATACAAAAACGTGGTGGTCTTTACAAGTGATTGCTCCAGCCGGTTCTTCCACTGATACGTTCTTGCTGTCGGGGTGTCCGCTAAACTGCTTAGAGAGGAAACAAACTTGCGCTACTCCAAGTCTGCCTTGCGTGGATACCACCGGACATGGTTCGTCAATCCCAGGAGCGTTATATTTCCCTGTACGGCTCATAGAATTATACTTTACGAGGAAGGCATCCTTTCCTCCGGCTACAAACTTGATAAGTCCGGCATAGATACGTTCAAGCGTTTTCTCTGCAAGAGGCTTTTCCCTGAAGATGGTAGTTCCTTCATCAGAGAAATCAAGCACATCCTTTACCGGCTTCCACTTCTCCAGCCGCGAGAACATATCTTGCCTACCACCTTTACAGTGGGTCGGTTCTGGGAATACTATCGGCAAGTTCTTTTTAGCAAAGATGCCGAAGAAGCGTTTTCTTGTGGTGTAGGCACCGAAGTCGGCAGCATTTAAGATGCGGTGCTCAAAGTTGTAACCGTACTTCTTGACATTGCGCACCCACTTTTGATAAAGCCGGCCTTTGTCCATGCTGATAGGTTTCCCATTCTCATCCATATCTCCCCATGACATAAACTCTTCTACATTTTCAATTTGAATGTAGTCAGGGTCTATAACATCAATATAACGGAAGAGATGTTCTGCCAACGTTCGGCTGTCGGCATCTCTCGGCTGACCGCCTTTGGCTTTCGAGAAGTTAGTACACTCCAAAGAGGCATGAAGCATTATCATGGCATCAGGGTATAGCTGACGGATACGTTCTACAATAGTGCTTATCGGGGAAAGTTCCAGTGTACGGATATCCTCGATAAAGTGAAGTGTATCAGGGATATTGGCATCATGTGAAAGGATGGCATTCTTGTCATGGTTCACACAACAAACAACCTTTGCACATTTATTTCCATCCAATCGTGCTTCTTCCACACCTTCGGATAAGCCACCGGCGCCACAAAAGAGATCAATAACAAATAGTTCTATATCGGACAGACCTTCAATGGATTTTAAGATATCTTTCTGCGATTTCATAACTTCTCCTTTTTAAACAGGTGGCTGAACGCATTATCCAAATCCAAGTCTAGATTCAGTTTGGGCGGGAAAGATTTAATGTATTCGTACATCTTATAAGCGAGGTTGTCATCATCACCGCATCTATCAATCAGTGTGAGCAACATGGCGTTCACCATGTCAGAATCATTGCCGAAGTTTTCCTGAGTGGATTCGCTGCAATGATTCACATCACTTTTCAATCTCTTTATCGCGGCTATGGCTGTGTTGAAGTTTCTTTTTGAATCGTGTCTGAGTTCAAAGCCTTCCTTCTTGTATTGCTGCTGCATTTCTAGAAGGTTGGTTTCTAAAACGTCCGTGAGGACAAATACGATATTGGTTACCGTATTAAGTTTGTCTGTTCCTTGCATGATCGTGTATTTTTATTTCTAATTTGAGTGAATCCCCTTCGTTCTGTTTCTTCTAACAGTGGAAAGTCTTCATTCTTGATTTCACATTCTGTTTCGTAGTTCACGGAAGTATAACTTGGGATATTGAACTTTTTCCGGATTCTTACGATAACATCCGGATTTCTTGTTACCCAGTAAACGGTTATTCTCATGGTGATATCAGCATTTTTCTAGCTTCCTCATCTCCTGCATCAGCACGGTGCTTGATTTCAATGTACTCAGCATAAGAGATTCTGTTATTTCCACGCTCCTCTATCTCTTTTTCACGTTGGTTTCTGTATCGTTCACGCTCTTTCCGTTCAATATCTTTCCGACGTTCAGAAACGTAGTCCAACATCGCACTTGTTATTTTCAATGGATCTATTGAACCGTAGAACCGCCCATACTTCCCTGACTTAAACCGTGCTATGAAAAAACAGATTTCAGCGGCATTTATATAATAATACTCCGAAAGGAATATCTCCGATAGTTCAGAAAGTTGCTCTTTCGCTATCTTGATTGAAACTTCTGCAAAGTCATTCAATGAGCCAAATTGTATCTTTAGCCATTCTATCGGTGTTTCATCCCCATAAGTAGAAGACAATAGCCCTAAACTCGGAATGCTGTCATTCAACGCCAGTTCTGAATGGGTTGCATTACATCTGACAAGTTTGAACTGCAAATCAGGGTTGTAATCAAGAATGAATTGTGCAGGATCGGGATATTTATTCAATAACGCCCTCTGCTTCAAGTTCCTTTCTCTTTTTTGCGGCAGCTTCTCTAACGGTTGTAGCGACTGCAAGAACTGAATCACGTTTTCGCTGCTCGCTATCCTGTTGATTTTTACTAAGTCTTGTCCCATTATAGTTTCCTTCCAATATTTTAGTAAAGTTTGCTTGTTTGAAAATCCAATCAAAGTCGCATTTCCAATTGCGGTCATTAGCTCCAAGTAGGAACGGGGATTGAAGAATGAGATTGAAAACACTCCTCACTGACTCTTTCCCATATTGGGCTATCCTGGCTTTTACAGCCTTTTTTCTCACATCAGTCATTGATCTTATCTGCTGGAGTCTGTCTTTGAATGTGGTATTATAGTATTCCATCAATCCGCTGTAATCAATCTTTTCAGAGGGGGAGGACGAAGAAAGCTTGTCTTTCTTTGATACTCCGTCAGGAGTATTTTCTTTCTTTTGATGTAGAGATATATCTATATACTCTCTTTCTTCTTTCTTTGTATTTGTGCCCTCTGTGTGCCCTGATTTTTGTAAAAGTTCGGATTGCGGTAGATTGTTGTTCATGGACTGTGCCCCAAGTTGTGCCCTTAGTTGTGCCCTTAGTTGTGCCCATTCGTGTCTTAATTCATTGATTTCCTTTTCAATACCTGTGCCCTTACCTGTGCCCATTGGATTATATTCTTCATATTTACATAAGGTTATAAGGTTCATTCCTTGATTGCACTCAACAGTTATCATACCTTTCTTTCTAAGATGCACAAGAAAGGAACGCACCTTCTTTTCAGACCATTTCCAACGCTGTGACAGAAATCTTATGGATGCAGGATATTGACCTCTTGAATAAGAGATTTCTCGACCTCCGATACTCTCCTTTCGGGGCGTTGCCTCAAATCGTGCAGACTGAATTAAGTCTAACCACGCTTCGCAACTGCTAAAAGTACGGGCTTCATTCCACATTTCATTCGAGAAAAACCTGCGGCTTAGCCTCAAAAATCCTTCGTCCATAGTCTTAGAATCTCACGTTAGTTAATTGCCTTCCGTTAGAGAATACAGCCCATTTCCCATTTCCGCTATCAAACAACCGTAAGTCCGATACCTCTCCGAAACGTTTGATATTACCGCATAAATCCACAATCCATCCACATTCTTTAGAAGGATGCGGGCGGATGGCACGACCGACTATCTGATACCACATGGCAAGTGACATTGTAGGACGTGCCATAACGACCGTATCAAGTTCCGGATAGTCAAAGCCAGTCGTAAGTACACCCACATTAGCTACTACCGGAATTTCACCAGCTTTGAACGCCTCAAGAATATGTTCACGTTCTTTCTTAGGAGTATCACCTGAAACGATAGCGCAACCGGGTATTGACATCGTTAACCGTTCCGCTTCTTTCAAAAAACGGGTAAAGACCAAAATACCCTTCCGTTTTCCTCCGGCTTTGGGATTCATCAGTCTTTGGACGATATGAACGAGATAACTGTAAAAGTCTATCCGCTCATATTCTCTTTGGACTGACTTGTCTGTGTAATCAGCGCCAGTGGTATTTACTTTTAAGTTAAGTTCATTCCACCCTGAAGGATTCATTGAATAGTAATCCAGCTTCGCCAAGTAGCCCATATCTAATAGGGTTGACACCTGTACATGATAAATGACCTCTGAAAAGACATGAGGTTTTGTCCGAGTGATGAATTTCAGCATAGAACCAAAGTCACGGCTGGAACTTAAACGATACGGTGTAGCTGTCAGTCCAAGAACCTTACACTTCACCGCATCAAAAAAATCTTTGTACATACCCTCTTTAGGGTTAACAAGGTGGCATTCGTCCACGATGATGTTCTTGAAGTGGGTGAACAGTTCGGGATGATTCTTCACACTGCCGATGGTGGCGAATGTTATCCGGCTTATCTCTTTTGAGTTGAAGGAAGCCGAATAGATGCTGCAATCAAGAATACCGTATGAGCAGAGTTTCTTGAAATTCTGTTCGAGTATTTCCTTCGAGGGCTGGAACACCAAGGTATGACCGTCAAGCCTTGCGGCTATATCCGCTATGATAAGCGACTTTCCGCTGCCCGTAGGTAACACCATAATGGCATTTGTTTTCTTCGCCTTGTTATTGAAGAAAGAAACGGCAGCATCAGAGGCTTTCTGTTGGTAATCTCGTAATACATAACTCATAGCCCTTTCTCCTTTCGTAACTTCTTATTAAGTGCTTTGTAATACTTGATTAGCTGTTCGTACTCAAAATCAGTCATTTTGGAAGTGCTGGCAACTTTGACTTTCAGCAAATCAAACTTCTGTTGACCGATTTTACCAATTAGATTCACCCGATAGTCTTCCAAATGGTCGGCTTTGAACCTGTTGCAGTGCCGGCATTCGGCATGGCAATTATTCTCATCAAACCGTGTTGCCAAATGTGTACGACTGAAATAGTGCCCGCAGTCTGCTTGTGTAAACGGCTTTATCTGCCCGCACGAGATACATCTAAAATACCCGTTTGGCATTGCATCACGAAGCCGGATAAAAAGGGAAAACTCCTTGTCGAGCTTAGCTTTCAAATCCGGCTTCTTCTTTACTGTTACCCCTGCTTTATCAAACAGAGGTAAAGGCTTGTTTTTCTTCTTAGCCTTTGTTCGTTTTATGTAGTACGGCATTGTCTATTTGTCCAATTGTTCCATCAAGTACCTTGTCTCTTGAACGACGGCTTGTTTATCCCAGTCATATTCATTGTCTCCATAATGGAATGTGTCAAACCCGAATATCCACCAGTCATCACCAACTTCTGTATTGTCGGTGATAAATTCTACATCGTCCAATATAGGATTCCTTTTACCGACATACTTGGGATTATATTTTCTTTTGCTTCCAAAAGATTCTTCACCGTTTATTGCTGGTTCAGAAAATGTGATGCCCCCATGTACGTCTATATCCTCAATATCAAAATAAGACATCCCATGATATTTGTTCACAGGGGGAACAGCCACATATCCGTTATGCGTTCCATACTCTACCATAGTGGACTTAAACCATTTGTTTGATTTTATAAATGCTACTACTTTATTTTCCATAGTTTTTTATTTAAATCCCCATTCTTTCATGTAGTCAATGCTTTCAGGAAATCCCTCTACTGATTTAGGACTAAGGAATATTTTCTCACTCTTCAATGAAGTACCTCCCCAAACAGTAGCAGGGCATTCTTCATATTCTTCTTTAGAAACTTCACTTACATTAAAATGGGGTTGGAAGCCATATCCCATTACGCTTTCCCCTAAGTAAGTACCAAACTTCTTTAAAGCCCATTGAAATGCAATATCTTTATATAGGCAATGTTTAGAAAACACAGCCACATATATTTTATGAGAGAAATTTCCTGTTTCTGTTAAGTCAGGATTACATCTGATACAGAAATACTTAATACGTGAAAGTATTTCTTCAACAAACCTTTCATACTTCTCACAATCTTCTTTTGTCAAGAACTCTTTTCCATCATTTGCGATGTAAACAGTCTTAGTAATTTCTTTTGTTTCCATGTTTTTTTATTAAAGCCCCGAAGCGTATTCTCCGGGGCACAACCATTATTACTAACCCGTGCCATTTATGTGTGGCTCACATTTATGTGGTGGTAGCAAGATTCGAACCTGCATGATAGGTGTTTTGATTGAAAATCCATATCCTCCCATTTACGAACCTATCTCGAAAGTCTACATAGCGTCTACACCCTTCCGCCATACCACCATGTTCGCCCGCCCTATCTTCACAGACCGAGCAGGCAGATTGACAAAGTTATTCCATATAAGCCATTGAAAACTCTTTCGGAATAAACCGCCCGACCGGGATAGGTTTAGCAGATTCAATGGCTGTATGGATTTCCCTCTTTCTGAACTCATGTCCCTTTTCTTTGGCTTGTATCTCACATTCTTCCTCTTTGTTTTTGAGATAGTGGGTAATAAGCATCATCGCTCTGTCAACGTTGAAGGTGTTCACGACAAAAGTCTGAACTCTTTCGTCTTCATTCTCCCCTTCCGTGAATGTGATTTTCGTCTCAATCTGATAGAATTTCTTTTCATTGGGCTTGGAATCTCCCTCTTCTTCATCTTCTTCCGTTACAGAATCGTTTAAAAGGAATGTATCTTTTAATTCTTCGAGGGTGGCATCATCTATCTTGCGTTCTTTCAAATTGTCAGTAAGAATCACGCAAGAATCGAATTCCTTGACCATTGTCAAGGTGAATCCGAACATATAGTTTAGTTCGATGTAATCTTTCAAGATACTACAAGAATTCTCCAATCCGGTGGCATACAGCAGGAACTTATGTTTCTTGTCCCCTATTTGTGCCTGTGCAAGATAGGGATATAAGAATTTGTTCTCGTTCTCGAATGCCAAGCGGTTCTGGTTGCTGACTTCCACTTCCTTGATGCCGTCAGCTTCCATACTGAAACGAATTTTCGCCAAAATGTCTTGGTCTATCAGCGTGCCACGGTCAAAAAGAATCTCATTCCGTTCGATGGTTACTGTTTCACCTGTATCTTCATCAATGAAAGACTCCTCCCATGTTTTGAGGACACGTTTTGCAAGGTACATGTTGAGCATCTTTTTCGGGTCAGATGTCACATACCTGATTTCTGTTTTTCTTGTTTCTATCATAACTAAATAAATTCTTGATTTCTTTGTATTTCCTGCTGGGCGTATATCAGCATTTGATGTTCATTTGCAGCCGGCAGATAGATACCTGCCACTGATGCACTCCAGTTACGAAAACGGTCAATACTCAAAGTCATTTCACCTGTTGTCAGCTCGGCAGAACTTCTTAAGTAAGTTACTTCCTTATCTTTCTTGTTGACCGTCTTTCTCTCAAACAAATCACGGTTGCAAGTCCTCTTATAAAAATCAATTTTTGCTTCGTCGAGACTGCAACCGTACTCACTACCGAAATACCCTAAAAGAAGATGCAAGTAGCTGTTTTGGGCAAGCGTGCGGTTAGGTAGTTTCTTTTTCACTTCCACCACCGCACGCTCACTAAACAGCTTGTTTACATACTCCTTGAACTTGGGTATTTGATATTCATTTTTCAAGTCGAACAACATACGCTAAAATGGTAGTGCATCATTATTCCCCTGTGATGGTGGGAAATTCTGCGGATGTTGCTGATAGGTCGGTTGTAAAGAAGATTGTGCCACTGGCTGCTGAATTGGCACAGATGGTTGCTGTGTCAGCTTTGGTTCAATTCGATAGGGTTGAACACGAGTGAAGATTTGCTCCACACCGTCCTTGTTACGGTATCTCGTACCTTGCACATCAAAAGAGATAGTGACTATTTGCCCGATTTGGTATCTGTCAAGCTCAGCGCATCTGTCACCAATGAACTCCAACATAGGGGTGTTCTCAAAACCACGCTCACCTGTATAAGGGTCAAAGCGTGTACAATCTATTACAATACCTCTCTTTATAATAGTCTTGGTGCCGTCTTTAGAAGATATCTGTTGCGAAGGATAGATGTAAATAATCTTTCCTGTTAATGTATTTGCCATAATTATTTAGTATAAAAGTCTTTAATCTGCTGAAATATGAAACCTCTCTCTCTTATTTTAGAGATAGCTTTTTCGTCACGAGTGATTCTTACTTTACAATACTCATTGGACTTGATTACCCTATTCCAATTATAATCATCATCATAGGATGTGACAGAGAGAAAAACAAGATTGCAACTTTCCAGCCTTGTACAGTAAAGTTGTTCCTGCACTTGGTTGTAGTAAGACTTGTGTTTCTTCTTTACATAATCAACAAGGGAATTATTGTCATGCTTGATAGGTTCAATAAATTCAAGATAATCAGAAAACGCAAGAGTTTTCAGCTCATCGAAATCTACGAGTTTCCCCTTTTCGATTTTTGCGAAATCCAAACTACACTTAAACACATCCATTTCCTCTGACTTCACGACATATTGCGTGAAATAATTATCAGGCAATGTAAGAAGGTATCTGTTCTCAAGAATAGCACCTGTACGTAGAGCGTCTATTGGACTTGCATAAGCGTTATAATTAGGTTTTACACCGCTGACAAAACGCTGCATTAATGATGAATGGGACTTGGTTTCTTTCCCACTCATCAAAGCGTGGACATCACCACTGCCAATGTACATTGTTTCTATCATATCTTACCTTTCTTTTTTAGGTTATTGTAAGCCATCTTAAACTGCTCAACATTCATATCGTCCGAGCTTCCTACATTGAAATAAGAAAGGATATTTTGTGTAAATGCGTTGTCAAGCATCATATAGTTTACAACGGCATTCTTGATTTCATCGACTGTTATAGGTGTTTGTTCCTTTGATTTATTCTCATCAGGGTCTTCACCTGTTGCAATCTTGTAAGCGTTCAGAAGGGCATATTTTCTCGCATAAGTCGAAGCTTTACCAAACCCCTTGTCACCGGGGTCAAGTCCACGACCAAAACTTTCAACATCTACAAACTCCTCAGTCTTTTCAAGATTGATGATACGGAGCGTCATTTTCACTATGTCCATGTATTGTATGGATTCACCCCCACCTTCTTTCATCACCTTAATAATTTCTGATTTTACGAGTTCCTGCCTGATAGGGATACTGACAAGCCCGAATTTCGTTTCGGCTGTCTTAACTTCAAGAGTAACATCAATATCCTGCACCGCTTTATAAGCATAATTTCCTTTGCCCACGGTCATGTTTTTTTCGATATTCTTTATTTCGTTGGAAACAGCCTGTATCTTCTGATACAAATTCAGTTCACTCATATCGTAAAATTTAAAGGGTTAATTATATTCTTTGTTCTTTAGAATCAATAGCATAAAGAAGCACATCACAAGCATTGATAGCATAAGGAGACATCCGTGTAGTACCCATTTTTTCGGCTCGTATTTTCTTTTCTGCTATCAGCTTTTCAAGTCTGTAACGACCACCGACAAACTCTTTTGCCTGTTCTTTATTGAGAGAAACTCTGCTACCTATTCGATAGAGAGTATTCAGCTTAGTCTCTGCATTCATTCCGTCCTCCTTCTTCTTTCAATTCGTCCTACTCTTGTTTCTCTTCCTCTTCTCATCTCGCCCTGTTCGTGATAAAGCGATAGAGAAAATACACACAATAAGCAACATGCAACAGACGCACGAACAGTCGGTGAAAAATCCATTGTAAGTTTCACACCAGCTATTCGTTCGTAAAGCATGGTAGCAAGTTCTCTTCCATTTCTTACATGAAGAATTTCAAAAGCCTTCTGCAACTGGTTGTTTATCGTACTCACAGCCCTGCATTTCAAATCGGCTATCTCCTTCTTCTCATACCCTTGTGCATACATTCGTGCCGTAATCTCGCATTCAGGTGTAAGTTCGTTAAAAACTCTCTTCATAATCGTGTAAGACGGCTGATTAATAATTGCGGACAACCTCAATATATCCGGCTTCCCTGTTAGTGTCCACCGAATACAAAGTTTGCTCCTTGTCTATTATCCGGTCAATCCTTGCCAGCCTGTTAAGGTCAGCGGTACACCTGCGAAGCTGTCCAGCAAGCTTGTCGCTAAAGTCAAAACTGATTCTGTCATTCTTCTTTTTCAGCTTTTTCTTGATTTCTGTCCTTTCTTTCAGTTCTTTTGCCATAAAAATAAAATTTAATTAATGATTCGTGGATGGTAAGGGAATCGACCCCCTCTCAATCATGCCAATTGGTTGCGCAACACGAAGCTCTAACCGATAAGCTAACCATCCTTTTTTTTAAAAAAAGGTGCACTATCCTCACGGACGGCACACCCAGTACAAACAAAAAAATAAAACACGAATATCTAATCTATTATCAGAACAATGCTTTTAACCGCATTCTTGAAATGTTCAAACTTCTGTTGCAAATCACTCCAAGATTTATACCATGCTTTTTTTTCTTCAGCTAATTTCTCGTTAGCCTCTTCCAGTTCTTGCACACGCCTTACTAAATCTTCTTGCGTCATGCCTCTTAATTCTTCCACTGTCATAATCGTATAATTTAAAGTGTAGTCCGAAAGGCAGGAATCGAACCTGCTTCTTGTGGGGTAATGAGACCTATATATATAAAGAATATGATTATTATTAAATACCACATACATTCCAATAATGCTACTTTCGGATGATTACCGCCCGGCTGGTTTGCATGGCTATTGTGCACTTATACCCATGCGCCTTGTGCCGGATTATAGGACTACCTTTTAGCGGTCTGTTTAAGTTCTCTATAAGTTATCCTCATGAGCGACACACACCCTACACATATAACACTCATTATAGTGATAGAGAATATTTTCATAGGACTGTAAGTAGTAATAGCCCCGTAAAGCATACCGACAGCACATATACTAACCAATATAGATAAAACGAATTGGATTGTTTTCATAATCGTATAAATTTAAATAAGTACCTGTACCCTAATCGAATAGCAGAACCTTATTTCAGTTCAGTACAGGCTATATTGTCGAAAACAGTACGGACGCCTAACCCGTATGCTCACTGCTCAAAGACGATTCTTTGCGGTGTTTTCTATTAATTGTTAAACATTGCACAGCTCACAAGCCCCAACTTGCTTATGTGCGTTCGTTATCTTTGGTTGGCAAAAACGGCTTATGACTTACACCGTAATTGCTTTTACAGAATTTCAAAGAACTAATCAATAGTACCCTACCCGATTCTCGCTATCGGTTGCCGTTCAATCCGTCCGTAGGGCTGTCGTGCGTTGCATAATCGTGTATTATGCGTATCGGCTGATACCTTGTACCCGGCATAGAGCATCGTAATCCATGCCATCATCTTCACAAGTTTCAAAACCTTTTAAGGCATCTTCCAAACTGTCTATCTCATCCGTTATCAACTGGATAACTTCTTTTTTGCTATCAGCATTGAACATCAGGCAAACAGTCCTTTCATCGTTGTTATGGGCTGCCTCTAAATCTTTATAGAGGCCATCCAACTGCTGGTTAATCGTGTAAGCATTCATATCCATATCTTTTATGCGATTGACATCAGATTAGCTTTTTTGAAGCATCTGAATTCTTGGCGTTCAGTATCATAGTAAGTCTGGACGGTATCATTCTTCTTTCTATTATCAGTACCAGTGATGGCAGGCATCAGCTTTTCATTTAGTGTACCGTATGCCTCACGAACAGAACCGTCCACTTTTTTGAAGTAGAACTTCACTATCTTCTTCTTCATCTCACCTTTCAGTTTCAAATTAGCCCAAGCGACCTTCATTGCTTCGCTCATGGTGTAGCCATTACGCTTAACGAACTGCCAAGCAAGGCTCATTACTTCGTGTAAAAATTCTCTTGTTCTCATAATCGTGTATTTTAATATGTTTATACTATTTGAAATCTGAATTAATCTTCGTTTCTTTGTATCAGTTTAATTTGATAATGCAAAGATACTACTATTTTTCAGTAAAAAGAATCTAATACTGAAAAACGGTAGTAAAACAACATTATTTAACTATAAAAGCAGGTTATACCTTATTATAATATGAAGAAAGAAGACAGAAATAGAAATTGGATAGCGTGGATAGCACTTGGATTAAGTGTTATTGCGATAGTAATAAGTATTATCGCAATATGCATTTCGTGCCCTCATATACCCGAATTAGGATTTGATTATCAAGGAATAATAATAGGCGTATTGTCTTTACTGGTAACAATTTTACTGGGATGGCAAATATACAGCGCTATCTATATTAAAGATTCTTTAAGAAAAGAGGTTTTAAAATCCTCTGCTGAAATGGTTTTACTTGCGAAAAACACTTTGCTTAAATCTCAATTGAACACACTATACGGTTTACACGAAGGCGCTTTGAGGAATGGTGATATAAATTATATAATGTCCACACTTGATATTATGATGGACATAGCTATTCAGTTAAAAGACAAAGAAATAGCAGACAGAATTATTTCTAAGATTCCAAACCTATGGAGTTTATTAACAAAAATGGATTTAATGAAAACTGAAAAGAATAAGTATAACGAACTAAAACAGAGAATAAAGGAATTTTCCACAATAACAGAGAATGCTTTTGATATATACGAAAAAACAAACTCTATTGATTAATAAGTTCTTTGTATAGCAAATCAACTTCTTTATCTCTTTCAGATATACGTTTATTATAATAATCGATAGTAGGGGTAATAGCTATCTTTATCCCCTCTATATAAAGAGAAATTATGTTTTTGACGATAATGGAATTTATCATATTATTAAGTAAAGCGACCAACTCCAAAGTTGCGGTTTGAAGTTAAGTCGCCTATATAGTCCCTTACGGGAATAGTTAAACAAATTAGTTGAAATCATCCGCAACTTGATTCCGACACAAATATACTGAAAGATAACAGTAAAATCCAAAAAAGATGAGCACAAAAGAAAGATTTGTTGAATATTTAAAAATCAAAGGGATTGGGCAAACCGCTTTTGAAGAATCAGCGGGTTTATCTCGTGGAGCCATTGCCAAAAAAACGGGCTTTAATGCAGATTCAATAGAAAAGATAGCGTCTGCTTGCCCTGACCTTAATATAAATTGGTTAATAACTGGAATTGGCAACATGACAATTAATACCAATTCGTCAATCACTGAAACTCCAACCACGAATAAAGATATTAAAATACTTGATATACGTGTATGCGCAGGACATGGAATTGGATTTGACGGAAATGAAAACAAGGTTATTGGATATGTGAATATACCAGAATTTACTGGATGCTATGGAATAACCGTATATGGTGATTCTATGTACGATATGTATATGTCGGGAGATACAATCTTTGTCCGTGAAATAAAAGACAAACGAAACATAGACAATGGACAGCCGTATGTGATTATAACAAAAGAAGACAGACTTCTTAAAATGATTCATATCGACTATGAGCGAAAAAAAACAATATTGTCTTCCTACAACAATATAGCTAATCCAGATGGGAAAAGAAAATATCCCGATATGGAAATTGACATAGATAATGATGTAATTCATTTATACAAGGTTGTAGGTAAATTAGCGAGAACGCAAATGTAGTTACAATAATAATACTATGAAATTCAATCAATACCTTTGGAATCTATACAAGAACTCCCCTTCCGGGAAAGTTGTCATATCCAGCTTTTCAGACAGAAAGGAATGGATAGACGAGGAGCAGCTTTTAGAACGCTATAACCCAAGTATCAAAGACAATTTCAACAAAGAAATTATATGCGAAATACTGGAAGATTTTTGGTGCTATAAAGTTTCCGATTTTGAAGGTATAGAATATCCGTCACTTGATGAAGCTAGTAGTATATATGAAGGTATTATCTCTACCGGACTACGGATAGAGAATGAAGAAGTATTAAAGATAGGAGATTTCAACTTGATGCTTGAATACATCCCATTCCTCTCAATGGAGTTAAACTACCTATTTGGTGAATATTTCTTTCCATATTTGTACATTGACAGATTCTATGAACTCAAAAAGTTAGCTGACTATTTTGAAATAGAATTGCCGCCAATTCCCAAGAAGCCCGATTACAAAAATAGGTGCATGTATTATTGGGAACTATGCAAAGTGTTCTACTATTTCAGAATGGAAAACAACTTGACACCCGATGAATTGAGCGCATTTATGTATGATTATGTGCCAAACCTTCTGAATACGGAAGAAAAAGGAGTTATTCCGAAACCATCACAAGCATGGTTTATCGGTGGATTAATAAGAGGATATGGTGAACATTGGACTACCGGATTTTGGCAAACCAATCAAGAAACTAAGAAAGGAGATATTCTTGTTCATTACGAGACATCACCTATAAGCGCAATTACTTGTTTGTGGATAGCACAAACCGATGGTGTTATCGACCCGTTCTTCCACTATTACAGCAACACTTATATAAGTAACAGAATAGCCATTCCTCACATCACATTAAAAGAGCTTCGGGAAGATGAACACTTCTCCAGCCACCCGCTCATAAGAAAGAACTTTCAAGGAGTGAACGGATGGTCAATGAGTAGCGAGGATTATTCAGAACTCCTGCGAATGATAAAGGCAAAAGGATTTGATATAGACACCCTGCCGAAGCTATATACTCCTACACTACCCAAGAATGTAAGTATAGAAAAAGAAAGAGATGTGGAACTACAACTACTGGAACCATTGCTTAACTCTATGGGATGGTATGAGAACAAAGACTTCATTCGTCAATTACCAATACATGCAGGACGTGGACACCGGATATTTCCCGACTATGCTCTGCATTACGATAATAAGCCAGACGAAGAAAAAGCAAAGGTTTTAATTGAGGCAAAACTCTACATGAAGAATAACCAAGAAATAGAAGAAGCATTTTTGCAGGCTCGCTCATACGCTCAGCTTCTTGAATCCTATATCATCATCCTATGTGATAAAGTGGGGTTAATTGTATATAAGAAAAAGGGAAGTTTTGACCGAGGCAGGTACAAAAAATACTATTGGGAAGAACTTGAAAATACTGATATTTTCAACGAATTAAAGAACAAACTAAATATTTAAGATTATGATTGACTTTCTAACCATCATACTCCTAATATTCGGAGTATTACAAATCATCCTCTTCTTCAAAGTATGGGGAATGACAAACGACATCAAAGATATAAGGAACAAGTATCTCAAAGACGAAGATGAGAAACAAAGAAAAAACACAGAGTATGACGTTATAACCAAAATAAGTGGCGGTTCTAAACCAACAATATAAATCATTTAATTAACATTTCAAGAGATCGTAATTTAAACTGTGTCAATCCTTAACAAGTCTGATTATCTCAAATTTTACTTTCGGATAAATATCTGAATATCAGATGAATTCAGAGTAGTATTAAACTAAGAAATAATAAACTAAAGGTTTGACACAGTTCTATTTACATAGCCATTTCCAATACCACTGACAAAGTGGCAAATGTATAGTAGATTGTGTTTTGAAATATTCAGAAAGCCAAGCGTAATTGCCTGATAATAAACAAAGTTGCTTTCCTCCTTTTACTGACCTTCTAAGGCGTGGGTCCTGCGTTCGAATCGCAGCGGAATCACTTTTACAAAACGCTGATTACCAATAAGATAATCAGCGTTTTCTCTTCTAAAGCAGCTGGAAAATATAAAGTCACTTGACCCACTATTATGGCTCAGTAGAAATTTAGTGGGGATACGCATATAGCTTAGCAATGCGGAATAGAAAGAACTTCTTATCTGCTACATCTCTGAGGTTCGCTCTGAACAATTTGATTTTGGCATTGAACGATTCTGCCATCGCATTTGAAGAACGATGGTTGTAGAAATTCAGTATTTCATCATAGTGCTCATAGAAAGTAGCAGCAATGATATTAAATGAGTGCATTCCCGCTTCTTCTACTTTGTTATACCATCGTGCCATAGCCAGACGTGCAGCATCCTTTATGGTATTCTTTGAGAATATCATCCTCAAGGAATGGCACAATCCATATGCCTTTTTAATGTCAGGATATTCTTCGAAAAGTATTGCTGCCCTTTGTTTCTGTCTTTTTGTCCATTTATCGGCTGACTTGAAAAGCAAATACCGAGAGCGTATCAGCAATTCCCTACGAGTGTCACCATTGGAATATCGGTATGGGACATAATCTTCGTTCTTCTGTTTGGCTTCCTCCATTTCCTCATTGGCCTGCTGTATGGCATCCCAACGGTGTTTGATGCGTAATTCCTGCACGGCATCGCAAGCTAATTTCTGAATGTGAAAACGGTCTATCACACGGTTGGCTTTAGGAAATGCAGTCCGTACAATCTTGCGCATGGAGTCTGAAAGGTCAAGAGTCACTTCTTTAACGGCATAACGACTTTTTTCGTCAATTCGTTGCAGTACAGCTATTACGTCCTCTGATTTAGTTCCTGCCACGACAGCTACCAGGGAACACTCTCTCGTACAGGCATCACGGTTGGTTACAAAGGTATAAAGTTCACCGTTGGAGAGTGAGGTCTCGTCAATTGCCAGATGCGGTCCCATATTCTCCGGAAACAGCATCCATTCATCGGCATGAGATAACTGATCCCATTTGCGATATTCGCTGAGTACCTCCTTATACTGTTTTTCGAATGTATGAACATCTATATGGTAGAATTCCTCAAGCGTACGGCAGGTCACCGGGGATGTCTCCATACGTTTCTTTTAAAAAAGCTCCAAATTCTTTGGAGTATCTGGTTCCCTTGGCCACGATGTCGAGGTCGATGGGAATGCTGAAGCTTTTGCCTGTGCGCAAGTCTGTCCAACGACGGCGTCTGATCCTGAGAATTACCTTATGGTCCCGTATGGGAAAGTCTGTCACATTTACAGCTTCCATAAAACCTTTGGACTCAAAATGTATGTTATTGCTTAACTCGGGATTCATCTTTTCATCCAGACTGATATGAATCTCTTGAGAGGTTTGTTCGACTCCAGAGATGAGAAAGTAATCTAATATCTGAGCCGGCAACACGAGGCTGGCTAGCATGTTCAAATAATCGTTTTTCATAATGCAAAGTAAGCAATACTTCACGAAGATAAAAAATTATCCCCACGAAAAATCTACTGAACCGAAATTATCCCCACGAAAAATCTACTGAACCACTAATTCCCCCAAGTTTTCAAACTGAGCCATGTAAACCAATGCAATTCAGGTATAAAAAAAGAGAGTTACTTTTGTGTAACTCTCTGATTCTTTGGTGATCCGCCTGGGGCTCGAACCCAGGACCCCAACATTAAAAGAGTTGAAACTTGGGCTGAATATCAAGCCTTTAGCGTATTTCGTGCTTAAAAGACGTTGTTAATACTATTTTGATACAAAGATACAAAGGTATTTGATACCTGCAAACTTATCTAGTATAATTAATGGCTTATAAAGTAACGTAGGGTCATATTATGTACTTATATCAAGTTTTACATAATTGAAAAGTTACAGCCGTAGAAAGTAGGGAGGGCTGGGGTTTAAAGCACTGTCAGCTTAAAATATTACCCCATTCCCCTTATTAGTGATATACAAACTTACCTAGTTCATAATCATAAGTAGCTTCAATCTTTAATGTATCTAGAGGTTTATTATTAACATTTCCTATCTTTAATTCTATTTCTTCCCAAACCTTTAGCTGATTCGGTTTTAGCAAGTCAACACTAAGAAAAGTCTTACCTTCAAAAATATGCTCACTTAATCTAGAAGATGGAATAAACCCTAATCTAGTATATATATAGTAATTATCAGTATCAAATTCAAATAAGGCACATTTCACACACAAATTAAACACCGCATTAATAAGTAATAATATTCTATCCTTAGAATTACTTCTAATATCTAAACTATTTAATTCCTTTTGAATCCTCTTTCTATACCTAGTAAGTAGATGCTGCTTTAGTACTACACCCCAATTAGCATTAAGATATATAAAATCAGTAGTTTTATCATCATTATCCTTACAGAATACACTAAACCCATACCCTTCCTTATTAAGGAATCTAACATAAGGAAAGATAATGTAAGCTGCCCAATCATATTTTGGCTCTTTGGGCGGACTAGGTAACTCAAATGCTATTCTATATATCTTCTCATAATCCATAGCCATAACTATCAAATTAAAATAGGCTACCAACCGAAGTTAGTAGCCCACACATTTAATAGTTGTTAGCTTTAGCGGCTTTATAGGCTTGTAAAAGTTCTTCTCTCTTTTTAGTATCTTTAATACCTTCAAAGAGTTTAGTTATCTTTTTGTCATTAATTATATCATCTATATCTTCTGCCTTTAAAACATTGATATATTGCTCCATTAATTCCAAATGTTTCTTAGCTTTATCATACCTCATCTTCAAATCATCAATCAGTTGTTTGCCATCCTGTTTATCTGTACTAGAGAACCAAGTACCAAACTTCTCAGATTGATTCATTTTACCACTGTTAACTAACTCTACAAATGTTTTAGCATTTACTTCCATAATTATAATAATTAATGTTTCGGCAAAATCACCGATTAAGTGCGTGCCTAGTAAATGTTTTGTAAAGATAGTGTTTATTCAGTAACGCTAGTGTATTTTATTAACAAATTTATATTCTATTAACTAGATTAGCCTGCAATCCAATAAAGGACTACAGGCTAAATTTATTTATTGTCTTACTCTATAATGATAATCTATGCCAAATAAAGTACCACTAAACACTAATATTTGTCCTAGTACCCATAACACACTATTATCTATTATACCTAATGGTGCTACCCCAAAAGCCATCACAACAAGGACACAACCGAACAGTATTAGTAATACTGCCACTACCAGTTGTATCTCTATTTTATTATCTTTTATAAAACCCATAGTTCAATTAAATATTATCAAAGTTAAAGTTAGATACTAAATTACCACCATTAGTAATACTTCCACTAACGGTATATGTTTGATTGGGAATAGGTAGTATTCCTAATTCACTCCAAGTAAAACTTATACTCATAACTGGTATTGAAGAAGTACTATATTCCCATTTTTTAGAACCACTGCCAGGACTTTCAATCCCAATTATATAAGAAGTACTTGTTTGTGGTCTGCCTTCTGGAAAATATAATGTTAATTTAACTCCGTTACTTTCTCTAATACATTTAATGGCTTCTAATATCGTATAAGTTCTATAGTTCTTAATTTCTACTTTCTTAGCCACTGCATTAGGCACTGCAAAAGCATTATAAGCATTTGCTTTGTCTTTTACATACTGCCAGTTTCTTAAATCAGTAATACCACCTTCAACGTAAAGATTACGTGTTAAGAACAAAGTACAAGTTTGTTTTGTATTAATATAACTTGTAGGAAAGTTACCACTACTTATGTCAGCATAAAACTTATTATACCAAGCGTTATTAAACTTAATGGATGTTTGTTGTGAGTTATATTCATTAAACAATCCTCTAGCATAATCACCAACTAAAATGCAAGGATAATAATTTTCAAATTTAATTGCATCACCATCTGTATTAATTAACTCTCTAAAATCTATTCCAGTAGTATTACTTCCTGTATAATCATAAATAACTGAGCAATTAAAACTTTTAGGAACATTAGTGTAGGCTAGGTTTGTTATCTCACCTGTAAGTGTTGGCACTGCATTAGTATCATAACCTCTAAAATCACCTAATCGAAATGGGGATAGCTCACCGCCATTAGGTTTGCCAATATAATCAAAATTAGTATCGTGAAGCTGATTATAATTTCCTGCACTTGTACTAGCCTTAATACCATAATAGATACCTAAAGAATTATCACCGCTTGTTCCTTTAAATTCTTCATCACTCAAACCTTCAACTTTATTATAACGTATAGGTTTATGCTTTGACCATTTATTTATATTATTATGTGTACATAATGTACCGATATCTCTACTGCTTGAACCTATTGCATTACCTACTATACCTGTTGTTATTCCTGCACTTCCTAATATCATATCAAATTAGTTTTCAGTTTGTTATTTGTTCTTTAAGTCTATCTATTTCCTTTCTCATTTCCTTGTTGGATTGAATAAGAATAGCTATCAGTTGTATATAATCTATTGATTTATATTCGCCGTTATAAATTGGATGCACAATACTTGGCATTACTTCTTCAACTTCTTGCGCTATTAAACCATAATTCAACTTGTTATTCTTATTAGGATTAAGTTCTTTTGCCTTATCATTCCATTTAAAAGAAACAGGTCTCAATTTATCTATGATGTCACTAGCATTATTTATTGCTTTAACCTCCTCTTTTAAACGCTTATCAGAAGTACTATAAGCTGTTACTTCTCCATTTGCTTGTAAATTCCCGTGAACAGTAAAACGTGAAACTATAAGGTCTGCTGTACCTTCTCCGTTTAATTGTAATTGAGCACCCGCACTGTTTCCCCAATCATCATTGGACACTGCTAACAGCATACTTCCCCACGTATTTCGATTCATACGATAAGAACCTATAGTATATCTTGTCAGATATCCAACTCCATCAATTGAATCTTTCCACCCAATAACAGGGCGTGAAGAGGTTTGATTAGGTATCATTAATGCTATCTGATTAGCTCTAAAAATTGCATTATCTGGATTAAAGAATATGTTCCAAGAATGATTCCACCTATCAACCATACTACTAATATATGAACTAGTTGTATATACATTATCAGTGTTGGATATAGTACCATTTGCGGTAAATGAACCTGTCGCCATTGGATACCAATTACCATCCTGACTACTACCGTCCCTTAACTGTAACTGTCCAAGTCTAAGAAATAATTGTGCCCAAGCTACATCAGGAATATGAAACAGCACTTTTGGATAGCTTCCTACACTATTACCACCATTAATTTGCATAGTATTACTACAGTTAATTGTACCAGTTGAATATAAGTCACCAGTAATATCGTTAGTACCATCAAATCTTTGTCCCCAAAGATTTCTAGCCGTTTGTAATTGGGTAGCACTACCAGCGTTACCACTGATACTAGCACTACTAGTAATAAATCCTGCACCGTTAGTTAACTGATTAGTGTTATTGGGTATAGCTACACTGACTGCTGCACTACCATTAAAAGACTTGGATTGATAGCCTGTAAAGGTTAATGTATTAATAACCTTATTTGCTGCTGTAGCATAAGGAACAGTAATATTATTAGTAGTACCATTTTTAGTCCAAGTAAGGTGGTTACCATTAGTACCAAGTGCACTAACATAACTACTATTATGGTTATGTGAACTAGGTGTAAATGTAGATGGTTTATCACTTATTTCACCCCAACTATAGGAAGGCTTTGCAGATGTTATCCAACTAGGTTTATCTGTTATATCTTCCCAACTAGAAACACTGCTTTTAGAATCTATCATATCTTTAAGGATTCTACCCATATTAGCACTTAAAGCACAGTCTGTAGCTGTACTGGTAAGTGCATCCACTATAGTTACAGTTCCAGTACCCGAAGTAGTTCCAGCACCATAAGCACTAATTTCTTTCTCGCCTATTACATTAACTTTTGCTCTTAAATCACCTGCACTATCAAAGTAAAACGCCTTGTCCCATATAGTTTTATCTAACTTGTTATTCCAACTAGTAAGATTGGCTTCTGTTATCTTGTCTAATGTAGTCTTGTTAGTATGTGTGTGGTTGTTCTCATTCCACTTAGCTATATTGGCATCTGTAAGTGCTGCTGGCTTCCCTTCTATATTAGTCCAAGTAACCTTAGTACCATCACCATTAACCCACTTCTTAGAAGCTGCGTCATACTTTAATATTTGCTCGTCTGCCAGATTGGTTAGTGTTACATCTTCCAGACCAGCTAATAATATACTGCTAGGTTCTATAGCTTGTATCATCTCTCTTAATATCCTACCTTGATTGGCTGACAAAGCAGCATCTACAGCTACAGAATCCAAGCCATCATAAATAGTAACTGAACCTGTAGGTGTATCACCACTTGTAGAACCTTGACCATAAGCAGTAATTTCACCTTCACCGATTAAGTTTCCAGTAAATACTATCTTTGATATATCTACTGTATAAGAGCCGTCACCATTATTAACAGCAGGTAGAAAATTTCCACTTAAAGAAGAACTTCCACCACCGCCAACATTAGTAACAGCTACATTACTAGCATTGACTACACCGTTACGAAATGTCTTATTTATATTTGTCCTTGTAAATTGCATATTACTTCTTTTCTATTAACCGTATTTCCTGCTTGCATAATCTATAATCTGTAGTAATGCTGTCTACTATGAAGGTCTTATTAGGAAGAAAATTATCAGTCATAGTAGCATATACTTTAAACTTGTTCTGTAAGTTCAGATTCAGAATAGCAGAAGGTGTACTATATTGTGTTACTAGCCTATATATAAGATGCTCTTCCTGTCTATATATCTGCTTAGTAGCCTTATTATATACGTTATCCAGATAAGTAAAGCTAGTACTATTAGCACTATAGCAAACTGCACTATAGTTACATTCCTTATTATCCCAAGTACATATAGCAAAATCTTCTGAATCCATCTCATTTACAAAGTCCTCATTTATAATATTGCTGTATTCAGTATCAGAATCCTTTTCTTCTTCCTTTTGAAAGTTCTGAACTTTAGCCTGTATATCAAAATCACTAAGAAACACCGCATCACATCTATAGCTATTATCTATTTTGTGTGGATGGTATAATGTAAAGGTAGGTTTACCAGTAATCACTTCATTAGTGTTAGGCATTGGAATAGCGTAACCTTCACCATCTATTCCCATCTTCCAATCAATGTTATTTTTAACTGGGAATATCCTGTTAATACAATGGTCTGACTGTCCTTGGTTATCAAAGTATAATTTGAATGTACTATCTGTAGTAGTCCACCCAGAACCATTCCAGTACATATTGCCATATTTTAGCTTACAGTCTATATAAAGATTATCTGGATTAAAGTTATCATCTTTGTTACTATATCCTTGCATTATATACATTTCAGATTCTCTATCCATAAATAGGAAATTTCCCTTAATAATTAGATAAGTTGAACCACCAATGAAGCTAACATTATTATCATTTACTTCCAGTTCAAATAATGGTCTTAGTTTACCATCATAAGTATTATGAACGTGTAATAGTACATAGTCTGTGAAATTGATATTATTATACTTCTTATTAAAATCAGTAACCTTATCAAAGAAGGCTTTACAAATAGTAGCACCTACATAGTTCTGTGTAGTAGCATAGTTAATAGTAGAAGGTGCTGATATTTGTGCTAATGTGGTCTTATTATAATAGTAACATTTATAGTTACTGTTCTTTAGATACTTAAAGAAACATTTGTGCATACCACCTTTACCATCTTCATTTACTTCCTGCACATAAGACCAGCTACCACCATAGTTAGTTAAATACTTCTCATCCCAGATACTAGGTATAATGCTGTCAAAGCTGTATAGACTATCTTTAACAGTAACCTTATTATATACATTATCTAAGGATAAATGACCACCATTTTCAACATAATCACTGGCTTCTATTTCTTTAGACTGCTGTAATGTTACCTTAGTGGATGCTGTACTACCAATGATAAACTTATAGTAAGTATTGATTCCATTTTTAATAGCATCATAATCCAAGAAGTAAACCTTATCACCATCAGCTACAGCAGTTACATTAAGGTATTTACAAACTTCTTCCAGAACTTCCTGCATAGTCATAGGTTCATCATCTTCATCAAAGAAGTTCTGTTCACTGATATACATCTTACTAGGTAAACAAAAGTCAGATGTAGCATTTAACTGTGTATTATCCGAAATATAGAAAGAACTATAAGCATTACATTTACCAAGCAGATGGTTTATAATCTGGGTAAATAAAACTATATTCTTCTTGCCGCCTATAGTGGTGTACTTATAATACTGTAATGTGCTAAGTGCATCTATGGCTTCTACCTCTATTTCTTCTAATTCATTCTCATAGCCTTGACTGTATAGATTGGGTGTTACATACCCAACCCATACAATACCATCAGTATTACTAAGAACTACCTTATTTTGTTGTGCTGTACTACTATACAAATCAAACTTATAATCGTTTGTAATCATTCCTATAGTAGCACTGCTATACTTACAAGGTTTATATAAATGTGAATCAGAAGTTTCTAACTCGGTTATGAATGGTGTAGCAGATAAAGTAATGTTCTGCATTTCTCCAGAACCTATTTCCAATGTGTATAGCTTCTCATTTATATCATAGAATTGTGCTGTATATTTCATCTTACTTTAGCTGTTTTATTATTGTAATTGGCTAGAACTCCTACAAGTTCCTTTCCTCTAATCTTAAACTCTACCTGACCACCGCCAGCAGAACCCATAACCCCATTACCATTAAGCAGGTTAAACAGATTCCTTTGCTGTCTGTTATTAAGAATCATTTCACCAGCATTTACCCTAGCCAGGTTCATATCTCCAATAGTACTATTACCAGCGAATATACCACCAGTACTAAAGGAAGGAATACTAGCCAAAGCTGCTACTACAGCCGCTGCTGCTGTACCTGCCAACAACCATCCTACAAACGGTGTTTGAGCTGCACTGGCTACACCACTGGCAATAGCTTCACCTTTCTTGGCTGTAGTTAATGCTACAATTTGTGGGATAGCTGCTGCTACAGCACTAATCAAATTAGCACTCCAACTTAACCAAGCTGCTGCACCTTCATTGGTCATATTGGTTACAGAACCCATAATAGAAGCTATAGCACCTAGACTTTCTGCATACTCATTATTCAGTTTGATATTCTTATTAGTAATAGGATTCTTAAACTTAGGAAGTGAAGTAGGCATTTCTGGTTTACTCACCATACCAGCTAGACCATCTCTCTTATCATCTAGTTCTACATTAGGTGCATTAGGATATTTGTACTGGAACTCTATTACCCTCTTCTGTTCAGTAAGTGCATTTAGTTCAGCATTGATTCTTATCCTATCTTCATTACTAATAGCTAGGTTTAATTCCTTTCTTAAAGATGCTATCTGTGCATCCAGTTCTGCTAATGAACCAGTAGGAATAACAGGTTTTAATTTAACCTCTCCATTATTAAGACCATCCTTTAAATCCTGTCCTGCATCAGACATATCTCTCTTAATAGTACCAACCTTATCAGTAAAGGTTATAGCCTTATCTAGCATATCCTTTACTTCTTCACCGACTTCCGAAGTAAAGATATTCTGGAATCTAATCATATTCTCTAGGCTCTCATCTGTAGCTTCTTCCAGTTCCTTAACACCTTTAGTATAAGTGTCTAATCCTTCACTACCTACACCAGCACCGCTAATCATCATTAAGTAACCTAGATTCCTAGTACCTTTAGCATCTGACTTCCTTTGCTTGTACTTCTCTAAATCTGCATATTCCTTAGTAGATGGGTCTAATAAACTCTCATATAGTTTTTGTGCTTCCTTAGCATTATTAATACCAGTAACACCTTTAGCCTTCATTACTTCTTGAATCTGTTCCCAGAAGTACTTACTTTTACTTTCCCTCTCTAAGATTTCCTTCTTGGATAATTCTATGTAAGTGTTATAGGCTGCTGTCCTTTCCTCATTACTAATACCCTTCTTAGTAATAAGGTATTCATAGTTATTTCTTTCTGCTTCTAATCTATCTGCTTTAGATTCACCGATAGCCATAGCCATCTTAGCATTAGATAAGGCTTCTGTATATCTCTTAGCCAGTCCGATAGCATTTAATATCCCATTCTTAAATACAGTCCAATCACCACTATATAAAGACGAAAAGAAATTATCTACAGTAGTCTTAGCAGTACCTACTACAGTATTCCAGTCCTGTTGTGCTTCTCTGGAACTATTAACAGCAGCATTAAATGCTTCCCCAGCAGTCATAGCTATACCTAGCACACCAGCAAATCTTCCTATAGTGGCTGTGATATTCCTTCCTACCTGCTGAAACTGTTGTACTTGTTGTGTGGACTGTCTTATGTTGTTATCGAATTGACTACTATTTAATAATAGTCTGGTTACTAAATCAGCCATATTTAATTATGTGTTGTATATTGTTTAGCTTTCTCTTTCAATCTCTTAATATCTTCATTACTAATAGATGTTTCTCCTGTAGTATCACTATCCCAAGTAAACTGCATTATATCAGTAGGCTTTAACTTCTTAGTGCTGTTACATTGTGCAATTACATAAGCTATCATTCTAGCCTGTTCCCAGCTATTTCTGTCCTTCCTATGTAGATTGCTAATCAATGGTTCTAACTCATACATCTGCATCTTATCTAGTACATATTCTGGGTCTAGTCTACCTTCTATTACTAAGGCTGAATATATCTCCTTAGTGGTTAGGACTTTTTTTTAGCATCCGTATTATTAGTAATGAATAGCTGTTGCTTCTCCAGTTCCTTCTTTAAGAAGTTCTGGAACTCTACCATAATACCCATATCTTCATCTATGGCTTCTATCAGTTCCTCAAAGGTTAGTGAACTGTCTGGATTATTAGCCATTAAGACACAGTAGAAGAATAGATATTCATCTGTGATAGTCTTTAACTCAAATGCCTTACCTGTAATCTGTTCATAGATAAATAAGGCTCTAAGAGTATATTTCAATTTGTAGTCTTGTCCTTTAATAGTCATATCAATAAGTATTAAATAATAAAGCCTTTACACCTCCATAACCTAGAGATATAAAGGCTTATAATTATGCTGCTTTTGAAAGTGCACCCACACCTTCAAATGAAGCTGTAAATGTTGCATTATCTCCATTAGGAGCATTGGCTTCAAGTGCTGTAATAATAACATTACCCGAATAAGTTCCAGTAGTAGCTGGCAACCATCCCCCTTCTGGTACTTCATCCTTCTTTGTTGAATAATCTTTCTCTAAACAGAATACAGCCTTAATAGGTGTTCTGGCTGTTAGCTTGTCAAATAGCATATCAAAAGTAATACCTTCACCATCATTAGAATAAAGGTTCTCGGTACTACAATTCCAGTTAATCTTTCTAGCTGCCTTAGCTACCCATTTACCACCGCTATCCTTAGAAGTGGTTTCTACTGTTTCTACATTTATACTTAGTTTGTGGTTAGTGGCAAATGCTATAGACTTATCGTCAATAAATAGCATTAAGTCACCACCGTTAATTACTTGTCCTGCCATTTGTCTTTATGTTGAATGTAAGGTTTTGAATGAACGTATCTTCTATGTAATCTTCATCTGCATTAGTCATTCTAATATCCTGTATGTTAATACCAGAATAGTTCCCCTTTTTACCTTGTAAGGCATCCTTTACTAAATCAGCTATTTCTATGCTTTCATTATACTTATCAGAAGCTATAACTACTTCTACATAAGTATCTTCCTTATAGATAAACCTATCTTTACTATCAGATGGTTCTATACCAGTTCTTCTATAAACAATGAAGGGAAATGTAGTACCAGTATCAGCAATTAAGGGATATATTTTATTTTGTACCCTGCCAGTAACATTAGCATCATTACTAAGCAGGTTATATATTGCTTTGCCTACTTGTAAACTCATCGTCTGTTTCTATTTGCTATTCTCTGAATTGACTGGCTAATAAGGTTATCCATACTATTAAAGATTTCCCCTTCCTTATGGCTCTTAGCTGTTCTAAAGAAATGTACAGCATTAATACTACCTCTATTGGCTGCTGCTCTCTGCCTTCTTATAGGATTCCGACCTCTGACAGATGCAGTATTATTACCAGTGGTTCTTCTAACTCTAGTACCCATTTCAAAGAACTTCAATCTAAAGTCACCCATAATATGTACTTTAGCTTCTGTCCCATTTCGGTCAGCATTAGATTTAATCCCACTTACTAAGGTTCTACCATTCCACCAGTTTCTACTGGAAGCTGCTCTGCCTAAAGTCTGCCTTAGCTGTCTTTTAGTTTCACCGACTAAGATACCAGCACCCTTTCTTAAAGCACTTCTATAAACCTGCCTTTGCTGCCTACTAGTCAAATCCGCAAACATAGAAACTACCTGTCTGGCATCCACTTCTATGTTATTCATTTATCAATTCAGTTACTATAGTGGTTGATTGCTTATATAATTCTGGATTTATGCTAAGAATCCTGTACTTCTTTCCATCCCAAAGGATTCTCATATTCTCATTTACCTTATGATAATATCTAACAGTAAAAGTTACAGTATAAGAATGAACTATTTCATTATTCTGATTCTGTCTATTACCACTGTTATAAGTAACATTAGACCTAGTGCTAATAACATCTCTCCAATCAATAGAATTAGCACCATAGCCATCTTTAATTGCTACAGGTTCTTGTATGGTAATAGGATAATGTAATGTTCCTGCTCTCATTTAATTGTGTATTTACGGTAAAGTCCTATCAGATATTCATAACTATAGGGAATCTTAACTACTGTACCATAACTAACAGGTTCTCTATTTGCATAAAGATTACCTATCATTAGTAACATAGCGTGAATTATAGCAGGTGGTAAAGTACCACCTACTTCTAATTCATCTAAAGCTATGTCTAAATGTTTAGATACTGAATCCTCTGCTACAGCTATTAAGTCCAGAATGTACATATCATCTGCCCTAAAATCCTCATCTACTAGCAGGTGTTTCTTAGCTTGTTCTAAAGTTATATACATAGCTTACTACTTATTAAATAGACTATAATTAGGCTTTAAGAACCTTCTTAACAAATGCTTCTGCTCTTCTAGGCTTGGCATCAAAGTAAGCATTGATAACAAGTCTTACTTTACCGTTAGCAGCTTGTGTATATGGGTCTACTGTTAAATCAATTCCACCCCATTGACCAATAACCAAATCAGCAAAATTACCGAAGATTACACCCTTACCAGCTACAGCAGAAGTAGAAAGAACTGGATAACCGTTTACCTCATTACCTTCCATCAGATACTTACCAGTATCAGTACCCTTGTCAGTAGTCTTTAAATCAGCCTTAGCAGAAGGTGAAACAATAAACTTAATATCACCTCTCACATTCTTAGCTTCCAAATCAGCTTCCATCTTAACAATATCCTTGTAAGTGATAGCATTGCTATCTGCTACTACAGCATTAAGCATACCAGCAGGTTTCTTTGCATCACCAGCTTCACTACCCAAAATAGTAGCTTCAAGTTTGTTGGCAATAGCTGAAACAATATCTCTCTTTAGCATTTCCTCAGCAGAATTAGAATCTTGAATTAAGAATTGCTTAGATACGTCGATATATGCAGTAAGTCTTTTAGGCTCTAGGTTTACTTCTGAGAATGTACCACCGCCATTAGAAGCAGCATCAACTTCACCAGCCCAACCTACATTTGAACCAGAATAAACAGGAATAGAAACATTACCTACAAGTCCTGTCATATAAGAAACACCTGCTTGTGCCAATACTAAATTTGCTCTCAATGGTTCAAGAATACCCAACTTATCTTCTGCTACATTCTCCTGTCCTGCTGTAGCTACAGCAGCTTTAATATCACCTCTTTCCTCGATAGGAAGTACAATCTGTCCGCTATAAGACTGACCAGCCTTGCGCATTTCTGCGATACCAGCAGTTACTACTTCCTGTGCTCTCTCGTCTAATTGTCTGTTATTGGCTACATCATTGATAGCCTTTAAAAGTGAAAACTTTTCCTTCATAGTATTAGTTGTATGTGTTGTTTGTTTAAGGTTATCTTCTTCAATCTTCCTAATCTGAATATCTATATCTGCCGCTTCTTTAGTAAGTGCATCAAATTCTACCTGCTCGCCAGCATTTAGCTTTCTTACTTCCTTCTCTGCACCAGATATAATTTCCTCTGCTCTCTTTTTAAGCAGTTCCTTTTTGTCCAGTAGTTCTAAGGTGTTCATTAGTTTAACTTACTCCTAAGTCCAGCGAAGTAATCTTTTAAATCCTCGCTCTCTAAATCCTGCATCTTTCTTAATGCTACAGATGTATCTGGATATGCTTCCTTATATACTGGTGATACATCGAATAATTCTTTGAAGCTATTGATAGTTCTTAAATAGCTACCATCTTCCTTCTTAGTCCAAGTATCTTTACCGATAGTAAAGGCAAATGAAGAAGTACTAATATCACCCCTTCTAAGACCTTCTAACAGTTCATCACCTAAAGCAGTGTTAGGTGCTTCAAACTTGTATTTAAGTCCAGTATCATCTATAGTTAATTCTAGGCTTCCAGTACCGTATTTAGACCTGGCTAATATACCTCTATCCTCATTGTGATTCAGTAAGCATAGTATATCAGACTTTTCTAAAATACCTTCTAAGGCTGTAGGTTCTATTACTTCAGTAAAGCCACCTAAATCCCTAGACTGCTTACCGAATACTAAAGCATACCCTTCTACAGTCCTAGAATCCATCTTTACAATTTCATTACAGTTTCTTAGTTCTCTCATAGTATTGTTATTATTCCAATAGAATCCAACCAGTATTATCTATCTGATTCTGTAATGCTGCTACCTGTTCCTTTAATAGCTTGTTCTGTTCCTCTAAGGATTCAATATACTTTCTTAATGCAGAATCATCATAATTACTAAGCCCAGCCAGTTTCTGTTTCTCTGGTGTTGTGTAATCTTCTGTAGATAACTGCTTACCGTCTACCTTATCAACTTTGGTATTAACAACATCTTTAATACCTTGTAATTCATCCTGTAAATCGGTCTGCTTAGTAATATCACCTTCTATAGTACCCCATACAGCATTAACTGTACTACCAATCTTGGCACTGATTCTATCCAGTTCTAATACTCCTTCTTTAGTTGCTCTCTGTAGTTCCATTACTTCAAATAATAATTAGTCTGCCCTTTAACTACCTCGTCATAATAAGCATCATTGAACATAGCATTAGGACTTTTAAAGCTGTAGCTGTAATAGATTAGTCCAGATTGTAGCTTATCTAGGTCAGATGAATTTATAACCGCCTTATCTATTCTATCTTCTTCTACTATACCAGTCAAATCACCACCCTTAAAACTACATTCTATAAACTCTGCTGGGTTTGTGGTGTAAAGTCTAAGTATAAATTCAGAAGTGTTTCTTACCCTAAAGGGAATGCCGTCCTTATCTTCCAACTTAATATTGAATACTAAGTCAGTCCCCTTGTAAATTGTCTGTATCATTGATTATATTGTTATTAGATGGAATGTTATTAGCAGCATTTTTAATCTCCATCAGATTCACTTGTACGAAATGGGAATCTCCACCATCTACAGCAGGTAAATCCAACTGCTTTCTAATCTCATTGGCACTAACCACACCGATATTAAATAGTGTATTGTAGTAGTTTGCTAAAGATTGTTTGTCTGCTCTTAGTAATACAGAAGTATCAAATCTTACATCTATTCTACTTCTTTCAGAAGGCTTGTACAGCTTCCTTTCAAACTCTAATTCTATCTTCTCTAGTAATGGTGATAATGTATCAGTAAGAAAAGCCAGCTGGGTAGCCTCAACAGTACTATAACTGCTCTTGGATAAGTCAAATGCTTTTACAGGTGATACCCCGAAGAACCTACAAATATCAATTACATTAAACTGTCTGGTTTCTAATAGTTGTGCATCAGCAGGATTCACTGTAATAGGTTGGAAGTCCATATTACCTTCTAATACAGCTACTCCATTAGGTGTACCAGTAGTAGGACTAAAAGCAGTCTGCCAGCTAGTTTTTAAATCTACCTTCTGCTTACCAGTTAAAGTAGATTGTACTTTAAGAATACCAGCCAGATTAGCACCACCTTTAAAGAATCCTTGTGCGTGTGATTCAGAATCTGTAGCCAGTCCTAAAGTCTGTCTGGCGTGTTGTAAAGTACTGATTCCAGTAATACCATCATAACTAAAGTTCAGTATATGAATCATATTGCAAGGCTCTACCAGTCCTTTAATGCCTACAACACTATATTTAATTCCGTCCTTCTGTTCAGTAATAGTAACATAATCTGGCTGTAAATAATGAAGTGCTACTGCATCTCCTTTAGCATCTCTTTCTATATAAGCATATCCATTGCCTTTAAGTAATGTACTTACTATCAAAGTCTTTATAAAAGTAAACCTGCTCATCTTATTGTTCGGCTCTTTGTTCAGTAAGTAGTAGGTAGGATGCTTAATAAACTTTTCTTTATAACCAGAATCATTAATGTAATATGGTTCTAATGGAAGCTGTGCTACTGCATCACTAATAACATCTACACACCTGTAGACTGTAGATAATAACATAGCCTTATTAGTAGTATAGCTACCATTCATATTATACATCAATGAATCACAGAATAACCCTCTGGTTTCCTGCTCTGGTTCTTTCTTTTTAAACCAATTAGTAAAAATTCCCATTAAATAGTCAGTATTTCATTTGTGTAATGTGGTGTTCTCAGATACATACCTAAAGCCTGTATCATTGCTATAGTTCCATCTATCTTCTTCTTATCTACTGCCTTATTCGGTTTAACATTACCATTATAATCAGACTTCAAAGTAACATTTCTAAAGCAGTACCTATTTATTTCATTGTTATCAATAACTGCCTTACCAGATAGTATTAGCCTTTCCAGTTCTCTAGTAGGCATATTAAAGTTACCTAGTGTTTGTGGATATTCTTCTAATGGTAATCCCTGCTCTGTAGAATCTATAGCCCATTGTGTAGCATTATACTTGTCATATCCTACAGACTGGATATTAACTACATCAGCATATCTAAGCATATCAGTAGTTATATAGTCTAACTCGCTCTAAATTGGACTTTGATTGAAAATCAAGAATTTGGGCGTTTACCTATATTATACAGGTAACAATATGGAAACGAGCGGACTTCTGCCCGTTTCTGTATTTTGCAATATACAAAGAACGCCTTAATTCGGGGACAAAGATACGATAATTTTCTAAATATCCAATGAATTACGATGAGAATTTTATGGCAATTAGAACTTTTTGTGTTAAATCCTATGCATGAAATGCAGTTTTCTAAGAAAATATTTGGAGATTCCGACAAAAAAGCGTATTTTTGCAGCAACAAATCCCACCACGCCTCTCAACGATGCGTACCACGGTGGGACTTCGCTTTTTATATGGGTATATGAACTACGACAAACAACCGATAAATATAGATGAACAATTAGCCTTGCTCCAAAACAGAGGACTAATGATAAAGGATGTTGCTACAGCCAAATTACAGCTTCGCAATATCAGCTATTTCCGTATCGCTAGTTATCTTCGATACATGGAGCAAGACCGACAACATCATCTTTACAAATCCGGCAGTACATTCGAGCAAGCCATCAACCTTTATCTCTTTGATAAAGAACTACGCCAACTTATATTCAAGGCTATCCAAGATATTGAGATTTCTCTCCGAACCAAGATGATTCAAGTGTTCTCAATGGAATATGGGGCATTTTGGTTTATGGATTCGTCATTGTTCAAGAATGCAGAGTTTTATGAAGGTTGTCTTGACAATATCAAGAAAGAGGTGTCTCGCTCAAATGAAGATTTCATCAAGGAACATTCCGAGAAATATAATTATCCAGCTCTTCCACCCGTGTGGAAGACCTTGGAGGTTGTTTCTTTTGGTACTCTTTCCAAGTTGTTTTGCCTGTTTAAGGACAATCGATTAAAGAAGCAAGTGGCAAGAGAGTTTGGACTTCCTCAATACACTTATTTAGAAAGTTGGATAAGGTGCATTACCGTACTTCGCAATTGCTGTGCCCATCATGCACGTATATGGAACAGACGTTTTGCCTTGAAGCCTCAATTGCCGAACCGACTTCCTCTCAATTGGATTACTCCAAGTCAGAAGCCTATCAAGTTGTACCATCAGCTATGCACCTTATTATATTTGGAACAAACTATCAAACCTTGCATGGACTTGAAAAGTTCTCTACTCAAACTCTTTGCAAAATACTCTAATGTAGATTTGCATGCCATGGGATTTCCGCAAGGATGGGAAAATGAACCTTTATGGAGATAGTAGGCGGTGTTCGGATATAGCTTATCCGAATACCTGTTGCCATAACGTTCTGTTGCTGACGATGATTCTCACATCGGCTTTCATCATTTTACGTTATTTTTAGTTAATCTTTTCCACATCTTACCTTTATCTCTTGAAAATTTATTATTTTTGCAAAGCAATGAATAGTAAACAGACTATAATTGCAGGAACTAGATTGTCGAACTTTTAAAATTTACATAAGAAAAAGAAACAGAAATAAACATAAGAATAAAACGCTAAAGGTTTTGTAATTCCAGGAATTGCAACCTCTCAAAGAGATTAAAAACGGGATTATATAATCCCACTATTATTAACGAAGCGTTTCTGTTGTTTATACCTTGACAAAAGCGACAAATACGAGATATACTGTTGGGATTAATTTAGGGAGAATCACATACAATGGTATCACTTATGGAGCGTGTATTAAGGCTTATTTAATAAATCAGACCTTCGGCTTAACAAGATATTAAATTATGAATAGATTGACATTGGGTTGTTTCGTCTTCATTTTACTAATATTGGGGACTACTTCTGTTTCCTCAAAAGAAGAATATAATATTAAAAATGAAAGTAAAACATACTTGAATGATTCTTTAAAAATCAGTGCAATTGTCCATGATAAAAAACCTTCATTTGTAACAATTACAATTGAAAATTATGGTAAAAAGCAGATTAGTATTGGCAAGGTTTATGGTTTACTTACATATATAAACAATAGATGGACATATTTGACAAAAGCAAAGAATAAATTTATAAAAATCAATCCAAAGAGCGCTAAGACTATAAGATACAGTCTTTGCATAGAAAAAATTAGAAATTCAGAAATTAGCTTTACTTATTCAGAAAATCGAAAGAACAGAATCAGATTAGATGTGTATAGCAACAATGAATTTATGGGGAAAATTGATTGCGATTTTGCAACGCCTTTTAATGCAGTATGGAGTAAACATGATGGGGTGATAATCGTGAAATACGACTAAAAATTATAATTATGAGGGTGTGTCATAACTCCATGACGTACCCTCATTTTTTGAGGCTAAAAATTCATTGACATTCTGCTACAATCTCTCAATTGTTCATGAATTATATTATGCTATTTTCATTGATAAGTAGATCCTATCTGTATGCTTGGCATTCGACATGCTATTTATAATGGTACGATTATATGTCATAATCCTGTAAACAGAATGAAAAAAGCCGCATCAATACCTGGTTGGGGCAAGATACGGCTTTATTGATAAAATGTGTATTGTCCACATTATAATGGAGTTTAAATGTCCAACATTCTAATGATGTACTTACCATCTTTCTTGATAAACATGAATGGGTTGAAATGCTTATCCTGTGCATTTATTCCATACCCCAAACATTTGTATTCAGCAGGAGCGACAGACGGAAGTGGATATTCCTTAGTCTTTCCGTTTTTCCTATTTACGATGACAAAGGAATATCTGTCTTTTTGGAAGTTGTCTGTCCTTGGCATGCCATGCTTTACAAGACAATAGATGTTCCTCTTGTCCATCTTTACTGTTGTGATGCACTTTGTGAAGTAAGAACTATACAGATTTCCATATTCATGCGTATAAAATTTTGTGGAGTCTGGTGCAATCATAGGAACTGTATCTGTGTCAAACACCATGTAAACCTTATATTTGTCAAGATGAAGGCTATCTGTCACATACAGTTTTCCTGTGTAACCATTTCCATACAAGAAAGTTTTTCCTTCATGTGCGAATACATTATTAAGATAATAATAGCCTGTTCTGCTATTTTCTTGAATACGCTCTAATTTGCCGTAATGTCCATCACACTTTCCGTCATTGATACGAAAAGAAGCTATTATTGGATTGAAGGTCTTATAAAAGCTGCCATTAAAAGGGTCTAAATCTTTCTGTCCTACAATATCCTCTTTCTCAAATCCATCCATAGGCCATGTCAACTTTTCGCTTCCTGTCCATAATTTGTTATTGAACAAGTCGAACACAAAGTGAAGATAGAAATACTTGGAATGTTCCAAATCGAAATCTGGTGAAATCATCTTGCCTGACGTATAATTGTTGATGTCTCGTATCAAGACAGCAGGGGCATTGTAAAAGCTAAAGTTCCATTCGTTGCCTACTTTTTCTCGAAGAATCTTTGGCAGGGAATAGGAAATTCCGATATGAGAAGAGTCCAACATATTTGCAGACAATGCTATGTAAAAGACTTGTCCTTGTTTTACTAAGTTTCTGAAATCCTTATCTGGCACGGAAACAAATTTCTTTTTCTCCGCTTCGTCTGCTTGGAAGAGTCGCTTGAATTTAAACAAACCATTTTCTTTATTAAACAGCATTATACCATTGTTCAGCATGTCGTTAAAAAAAAGGTGTCCATTCTCTATTTTGGGAATATCATATATTGATGATATTTCTACTCCATCTTTCGTGTTGACCTCGATGTCCGTTTGTTTCCATTTTGGCATAGGAACATTTATCATCGCAATCTGGTCTGCCACCTCTTTATATGAGTCTTTCTTATCCAATTCATACATGTGAGGAGCAATTCTCTTTTTACAAAGTACCAACTGCTTCACAAACTCTGCCCCTAAGACCGTATATTGTCCACCTGTGACGAACACGCCTTCTTTTGGAACTAATTTGAGTATATACAATCCGTACATTCCTTCAGAGTTGAAACTGAAGATGTTGCTATAAACTGATTTCGTATCATAAATGTAATAATCAGCCTTATAGTTGTTTTTAGAATTATACCAACTTGCTGTTTTAGAATCCCCATATGCAGTTATTAGTAATAACTTGTTGTTCGGATTATTGCGTTTCAGTTTATCATAAAATGCAGGAATTGCAGCTTCACATCTAAAACATTCAGCAGGACTATAAAGAATTGCAAAAATTGTATCTTCCTTAATGTTTGCTGAATGCAAATAATCAGACAGAAGCCCTTCAGTGTTAGGCTTCTGTCTGATTTGCAAGTCGTTCTGCTCCATTTCATTTATATAATCACGCCCCTGTGCAAATATGGTCGTGCAAAACATAAAGAAAAGGAGTGCTAAAATATGCCTTATTTTCATTCTGCCACATTTGCCTTGAACGTTCCACCCAATTTCATTGTTTCAAGCTTAATATTTGCCTTTGTTTCTGACACGGAAGATGGAGCAAAGAAATTGTTTGTAAATAATGTGTTACCATCAGCATCCTTTACCTGCTGCATCACCAAAGTTTGGTCTTCAAATGACACCAAACTTGACTCTATGGTTCCGCACTTTCTGATAGTTGCTCCCTTGCAAGGATTGTTTGCGTTAGTTGAAGCCTTTGAACCATAGAAAGTAGATACAATCTTGTCTGGTGTAGATGAGCTAAGATCATCATCTGATACTGCTGAAGCCTTAATCTCATTTAAGTTTCCTGCAAATGCAGTACCACACACAATAACGGCAATCATGCCCATGAAAAACTTCTTCATTTTTTTACTCCTTATGCAACCTCTACAATAATAGCACAGCTTGGTCGGGGTCTATTAAAGCCAAGTCATGTAAGTTTACATTTGCAAAAGTAATAAAAAAAACTATTTCATCAAAATGTGTCAATCAAAATATTTTTGTTAATCAATGCAATGTGTTAATTTGACACATATAAAGCGTTATTTTTAACAAAGTGAAATATAACCAACATAATAAACGGTTTGTACTTACAAATTCGTATTTTGTATAACAAACATATACAAAACCATATAATAAGAGGTATGCATATTATATATATATGTCTACCCCTTATTATATAATTTAAGACATTAGTCCCTTAAAGAGGGAATAATCGAGTTCTTTGACATCGTTGAAAATAGTCTTATCAAATAGATCTCTTAGGTGGGTTTTGTCCGTCAATGAAATGCTTAGAATCTGCAAAACTTCATATGTTGAGCGTTTCAATTGCATATCATGGTGAACAATAGCCACGAGACAATAAGTGATAATGGTAACACTAATCAGTATGCGTACAGCATTCTCCGTTGTGCCCCAGAAGCTCTTTATCTTAAGATGCTACTTTAGCCATTTGAAAAACAGCTCGACCAACCATCTTTTTTATATAGATTCGCGACATCCAACGCAGAAAGATGCTTTGCATTCGTCAGAAAAGTAAACTCACGATCATCTTCTTCATCGTAGTATCGAATGAGTCTGAATGATTCAGGATACTTCGGCTTCAAAAGTACGGCTTTTTAGTTACAGTATCATTGCATCAATATCAAGAATCTATTACATTGTAAGAATGAAGAAAATAGGCATAGGCTCTTTTACTTTTTAAGCCTTTCTTTTATGTCGTTAGCTTCTTTGTTTAATTGTTTTGCAAGGCTATCCTTGTAAGCAGCCATTTCAATCATTTCATAATGGTGGCGAACAGAATCCTCATAAACTGCAACACGATTTCTAACATCATCTATTATATTTTCGTCTCGGCATACTGAGAAGTACTTTTCGATATAACGAATATTCGGGTCGTCAGATGGCAGTACCATTCGCAATGCTCGATACTTCAAGTCTGCTTCCTCCCAATCTTGGTGCTCTCGCCATTGGGTGAGGTTGCCCCAAATGGAAATAACGAGAGATAGAACCAAGCTACCGATGAAAAGAAGAACATACTTGGAGGTAGGTTCAAAGCGGTGGATAACAATCTTCTTCTGAGGCGTGTTGACCATAGCATGTAGCTTTTCGTGTACTACTTGTGAAGTAGCATCTTGCTCTTGCTTCAACTGCTTAACTGTGTCAAACAAGACTTTGCTTCGCTGTTCGCCGTTGCTTGCTTCTTTCTTGGTAAGGTCGGTAAAGATGCAAATTGCCTCTCTTAATCTTGCCAATTTGTCAATAGCTTCCCCTTCTTTTACAGCCATAGCAAGAATAGCTTTTTCAAGTTTGCTTGTATCAACACTTACAGAGACTGGAGTGCTTTCCGCCTCTGTATTCTTTGGTGAGGCAGAAAGTTCATCGACTTTCTGCTCCAATCTCTCAACTGTGCCGTAGATGGCTTCCAATAGTTCTTCTTTCATATTTCTTTTGTTGTTTGAATGGTTTGTAACTTGCATCAAAGGCTAAAGCCTCTTCTGCGTTTCTTCTTTTTCTTCTTGGATGATTCATCCTCTGGGAATTGCTCAAAGGTCTGTGCATTGGCAGAAGCAAAAAGTCCTATGGAAGAAATACCATTCCATGGGTTTTGGCTGCTCTCCGACATGAATGACAACAGCTCGTCCTTGAAACTACCTTGCTCATATTGTTGAGTAGAAATGGCTCTTGCTGATACATGGTTCTCCGTTCCCTCAAATCTCGCATTCAGTTTGCCAAAGCTATAGTCTCGGCTAATCTGTGTACCCTTGAAGCTATATCCATCCTTGCAGAAACGGATGCCTTGAACCTTGGTTTGCTCCTTGTCCTTATAGACAAGTTCCAAGTGAACACCTCGCTTTGCAAGTTCATTCTTGAACTTTTGCCAATTATCAGCGACTTTCAAGGCATCCTTGACAGCATTGTGAATCTCGTATTTGGCACGCTCAGCATTGCGCAATTTACGAGTATTAGTCTTGCTCTTATCCGTTCCGTAGGTCAGTCCATACTTGGATTTTAGAGCCTTGGTCACTTGCTCATTACGCCTGTAATCATTCCTGTCTGATATGAGCTTGCCCTCGTTATTGATGCGGTTATATACGATATGACAATGTGGATTGTCTGTATTGTGATGCCTCACGATTATGAATTGGGTATCAGTGATGCCCATCATCTGCATGTATTCAATGGCTATCTTAGCCATGAACTCATCCGTCAAACGTGGCTTATCCTCGGGCTTGAAGCTCAAAGCTATGTGCCCCACAGATTTCTTAATCCTTGGGGTTAGTTGCCTTTGTAGCTCGAAACTTTGCGTCATCTCGGCATTCGTGCCGAGTAACACACCATCGGAAGCAAGGATTTTAGCCTCGTCCTTCCCTGTCACATAGCGGATACAACCAGCAAATGAGCTGCCTTTCTTTAGCTTGCCTATCATGTTGTTGCCTCCTTTCTGCCCATACTGCTTGGCTTCGGTTTATAACTTGCTTGGCGAAACTTGCCAAGGACGGTTTTCAATCTCTTCAACAAGTCCACCACATACACATGGGTTTCGTGGAAACCTCTCTGATGCGACAGCTTGGTAAGTTGGTTGAGGTTGTTCGCCATGCCAATGAGATTCTTAGCGATGGCTATCGTCTCAGCGTTGTGTCCGCTGACCACCTCGCCGTTCAAGGCGGACTCACGGATGTACTCCGCCAACTTGCGGTTGGCTTTTCTCGCCCTCAGTCTCAATGCCTCGTAGCTTGGCTTCGAGAACTTCACCGTGACAGACTTCGACAGCTTGCGAACTCTGCCTGTGGGCGGTCTTCCGCCCTTTTTCTTGTCCTGTTCCTGCATGCTTGTCATTCGATATACTGTTTACAGTTGGTACACTTACTTTCTGCGACCGTCGGGAGCAAAATTCCTCCGCCCTCATGGTGGAGCGAGGCGTTTTGGGGTTCCCAAAACATAACCTCGCTCCCTCTCAGAACACGTTAGTTGGAACTACTGCCTTTCAGCTATCCACGCCCAAGGTCGCAGACCTTAATTCTCACAATTTGCGCCAAGCCTCGAAGTCCTCTTCATAAAGGCTTAGGTGGTGGCGCACGATGTTCTCGATGATGCCCGATACGCTCATGCGTCTTCCTCCAAGGATGCGGACGACACGATCAAGACGGTCTCGTACATCGGAACTGACGAAGACTGGCTTGCGGTCGTCAATCCTTGGAACTTGGAGGAAGGTCTGCTGATACACCTCCAATGATGCCTTGCGCTGCTTGCCACTGATGCGCTTCAGCGGATTCGGTGGCGATTGAGCCTCGTTCGTCAGCTCGTCCTCCATGTTGGAGGTTGTTGCAGCCACATTCTCTGTCACAACTTCTAAATCGGAGTTCTCCACCTCTTCAAAGAAAGAGCTATGTTTTTGGGCATAGTCTTTACCATAAGTGGATGGGTGAAGCGAAGCCATCACCTCCTGTGTCATTTTCTCCTGCTGTTCAGGAAACATTTTCGTTTCTTTTGTTCTTGCCATAGCTTATGCTGTTTTATTTGTTAGTATAGTGGTCACGGTTTGCACCATTGACCGATTGTCGGGTGCAAAGTAAGTGTACTGAGTGCAGCCATGCAACTGATTGGGTGTAACGTGGCAATTTAGTTGTGGCTTGCTTATTTGCATACCGAGATAGTTGTGAGAACTTCAACGTATTTCTCAACTCATCATTGTTCATGTATTCGTTGCAGTCGTGCAAGTTTTTCTTGTTGTTTTTGGCGTTGAAGTCGGCAAACCCCGGCAACATACTGCCACAGAAATTGAAAACGCTTGTTTTTAGATTGCCGTGCCTTATCTTTGCACTCACAAACGTGGAGCACAGCATATGCGTGGAGCTTTGCGACATATAACATAGTATTAACTTAGAAAAAAGAAAAGTATGGGATTCATCGTATTCGAGGAAGAGGCATTCAACTATCTTGATGCCC